AGAGTTCAAGGATATCGCTGGTCCCATGCCTGCCGCTATTCTTGGCACGGCTTCTTTCGCCCGAGACCTTATTGCCACGCCGTTCTCTGAAGCTACTACGCTTCAAGGCACATTGCGCGGCTCACCCATTACGGCGATGCGAATGGTGGGTGATAGCTGGGCATATGTTGAGAACGGTGCCATTGTGGACAAGCGTGGTTATATCGTGTCACCTGAGATGAGTATGGGTGTCCTCACTGCGCGTCTGCTTGGGTTCTACCCCCGCGCTGCTGCAGAACAGTACGATGCGATCCGCATGGCTAAGCGCATCAGTAGCTACCAAAAAGAAATGACGGCTCACTACCGCTATGCTTGGGTGAAGGCTGATCTCACTGGTAACTCTTATGCCAAACGGCAGATAGAGCGCGAAGTTGATGAGTGGAACAAGTCCGCCAAGGGCACTGGTCTGGAGATTGCCAACTTCCTGAAGAACTCTCAGCGTGCATCCAAGGAAGCGCGTATGAGCGCAACACAACGTACGCTCCGCTCGTCGGCCAAGGCAGCCCGTGAAGACCTCACGACCTTCACGGACTATATGCTCCAGTAGCTATACCACTGCCTGAAGCTGGCCGTAGGTCAGGTTATCCACGGTGTCATCGGCATCGTTCAGGATACCCTGCAACCTGTCATGGTTCAGGGACAGACCGAGCACGTAAATCTGCCCCACCTTAATCGGCGTGTCCTTGCCGATTGAATACTTGTTCGACTTGGGCGTAGCCTCGATACCTTCCTTGGCAAGATCATCGCGCACCTTGTCGATGTCATGGCGGTTGGCAACCAGCCATGTACGGAAGTGCGTGCGATCCAGCATGAGAGTACCATGTGTAAAGTTACCACCGGGTGAGCTGCGGTACACATCGACACGGATACGAATGCCGCTCCGAGGCAGTCGCGTGTAGTCATAGGTAGGCTTCTGTCCAGCCGTGTGCATCACCGTGAGCTGGGCCCCGGCGTTGTCGTTCATGTACTGGGCAAGCACATCGAAGCAATCCATCTTGGTGGATGTGGCTGCAGCGCGGAGCGGGCTGAGCTGGCCGAGGATGTACCGGGTCGGAACTTCCGGATCGTACTGGATCAACCCAAGCGACTGAGCCAGCCTGTTGCCAAGATCAGCGAGAATGATGGCCTGCTCCCAGAAGCGTTCTTGTCCTGAGAAGTTCGGATTATATGACTGCTTGAACGTGACAATATGTTCTGCAATCATTGCCCTGATGGCCGTGTCGCCTAACGATACGAGATGTTTTATATAAACCTCGCCAACCACACCATAACAAGTCGTGGTGAAGTTATACATCTTACGCCCGGCCTCAGTCGAACGAGTGAAGAGCGGATGCGGCATCATATGGATTTCCAACAGACGCGCCATCTGTGCGTCCGTATCCATGCCAGACGAGTAGAGCTTGGATGCCATCGACCTGTTGGCGCTCATGGTGCAGATCGTTGCCCATGTCTTGGCGTCCTTCTCCTCCGAGTTCTTGGTCAGCCGCGCCTTGTCGCGGCCCTGTGATACCCAGTACGTGAAGTCACCGACTTCCTTGTCTGGCATCATGGTGGCTTCGTCAATCGTGACAGGCAGGTTATTATACAAGCCGAAGCGGGAGAAGGCAGCGTTCTGTGTAAACTTGGCAGAGAAGTGCAGCTTGGTGGGGTCGCCATAGATCGACTGCTGCATCATCTGGGCCAGCGTCTTACCGCATCCGGTCGGCCCGCAGAGATTTACTGTCAGGCCCTTGAGCCCAGTGAACTGGAACAACGGCGCGGCGAAGCCCAGCCCCAGCACAAACATATGCACAGGCATGTTGGCCTTGGTCAGCAACGATGTAAACTTAGACCACTCGTCCACAGTGCCAGCCGTTCCGTATAACTGCTCACCCACCCGCTGCGAATGCGCAGCAAGGCTGATGTTCTCTGTTCGTACTAAGCCCTGCTCGTCTGTCTTGAATAACTTCTCACCCAGCAGGAAGCTGGAGTTGTCATCCTTCCACCCCATCGTGGAGTACAGGTTCGTGACTGACCTGATCTGTCTCAGGCTGTCCATGTACGTGCGAAGCATTGTCTGAAAACCCTCTGTCTGCTTCTTACCCGCAAGCACAATGCCCTTGTCTGCTACAGCAGTGGCGAACTCTCTGCCGCTGTGCTCAGCGAGGAATGCTTGGCGGAATGCCAGTTCTGTCCAGCCCACATGTGGGCGCTTCCAGTGGTATCGTACAGTCTCAAAACCCAGCGTCTCATCGTAACCGTAGCCAACCGGGTAGATGTCAAACTTGCATATGTCGATATCGGTTCCGTCAGTGGCAACCTTGATGCCATCGGCTGTGCGCTTGTACGGCTTGGGGATCGGCACCTCGAACGCTTCCTTGTCCGGTGCGTCCCGTGCAATCTCCACCTCTTGGTATTGCAGCCCCAGTCTGGCAGGCGAACCGATGCGTCCCTTGAACCGGCACTTCTTGCAACCGTCCTCACGCTCACTCTCAAACTTACTGCACGTTGTCGGCCCGGTCGCGGCGCGCTGCCAGTGGGCCAGCTTCTTCAGCGTCTTGGTCTCATCGAAGTCGGGGTGATCCTTGGACCACTCGACGGCTACCTCTTCAGGTGTTTCACAGTAGGCTGCGATACCCATCAGGCCATACCAGAAGGGCTCTGGCACATCCGCTTGGTTGTTCACGGCCCATGCGATCTGTGCGCACTTCGCAACCAGTATCGTTGCGTTGGCTGGGGGATAGTCTTGCTTGACGGCTAGGTTGTCGAGGAGGGTGGTTGTTCGCTTGGGTGCATGAACTGTAACTGGTGCTGTTATATATTTCTGCAACGCCGCCGTCATGTCTGTGACAGTAACTTCTGGTGCGTTGAGCAGAAGTTTTACAGTGTTATTTCCTTTGTAGTTCACAGTACCAGTTGCTCTCAGGACACGAGCACTGTCGGTAATGACGACCGGATCGACATTGAAATCGTGCTGCTTGGTGGCATCTTTCAGCGCCTGTGCCAGCGGCTTCCATCTATCTTGTGTGAGGTCTTCATCGAGCACCCAGTACACATGCAGGCCGTTGCCGCTGTGTACGATCATTGGCTTAGGTAACTTAGTTGTTGCGAGGAAATCACCGAGCGCCTTGAGCCCGTCTTTCCACGTGTCATATGGTTTATCTTCGCCGCAGTCTACGTCCAAATACAGCGCCTTTGTGAACGCTGTGTGTTCCTGCTTACGATGTTCCTTGGTGAACGATGACACAGCATAGTAAGTATTGTAGCCCTTGTCGCTCATCTGCTGCAGATGCAAAGCTAACTTATCTATGTCATCGAAAAACTTTTGTCGAGGGTACTCACCAACAAGTGTGAAGGCGCAGTACATACCACTCGACGGCAGCACGTGCCGAAGAAAGCCCGGCGTATCCATGTAGTTCTCCCTGTTGGTAGAGTGGGGGTTGGGGATGAAACACCCCCAACCGATGATGCTACTGCTCCTGACCGAGCAGTTCAAGCAGCCGCTTCACTCGTTGCGGCTGTTCCATCTCAAGCACCTCCGCTGTCGGCCATCCATGTTCAGTCAGGATGGCTAACAGCTTTTTCAGCACGGCCTTCATCTTTGGAACATTGGTAGAACGCATTGGTTTACCACGAACCCAGAGGTAGTAGGTCATGCGGGAGACGCCGAGAACCCTCGCCATGTCGGAAGTTGACAGCAGCATATGACGCCGCAGCACCTCGACCTTGGCAAAGTCCACGGGCTGGTTATGCGTCATCCGCGTTGGTCTCACCCAGCAGCGCGGCGATCTCGTCCGCAATGTCAACGGTCGGCGCGGCTACCTTGGGCACAGCCTTGGGCTTGGGGGCAGGAGCCGGGGCCGCAGCAGCGGCAGGAGCCGCAGTCTTGGCACCGAAACCACGCTTGGGCTCAGCACGGGGCGTCTCGTGCATGTCAACCGGAGCCTCTTCCTCCTCGACCGGAGCCGGGGCAGGGATAGCCTTGGGCTTTACCAGCAGGGGCTTGGGCTTCTCGACTTCCAGCTTGGCTACAGGCGCAGCAGTTTCTTCCCCTGTGATAGTCTTCACTTCCGTGGAACCAAACAACGTGTCAACTGCTTCCATTGCGTTCTCGTCAAGGAAGCCACCGAACCCGAAGTTGAGCTTGGGAAACGAGGCATCAGTGTCAAACGAGATACGGGTCTTCACGATCTCCGGAGCGATGCCACGCATGGCAAGCTCACGCTGATACTGGTTCAACCCCTTGAGCGCAGCGGGCGTAACCTGCAGCAGGTAGATCGGGCCGGTCGGATCATCGGCAGCCACCACGGCAAGGCGCTTCAGGTCAGAGCAGGCCTTGACCTTCTGGCCCATCGGCGTGACCTTGGAGCCCCATGCATTATGCGGGCAAGTAGCACAGAGTTCGTTCTGCGGGTCAGTGCTGTCCGTGCTGGGGCGGATACCATCCAGCGAGGAACAGTCGGGCGCAGACGGCTCAGCGTCAGGGGTCCATGCCTTGGCGTACCACGTCTTGGACAGGCGGGGGTTAGCGCCGACGATCACGATATCCAGATTGGTGCTATCCAGCACCGTCTCGCTCTCGCCTTCCTTGATGCGGAAGCGGGCACCCTTCAGCGAGATGCGGGGGATGCTCTCACCGGAACCGATGCCACCGCCAAGCGCCTGCGCCAGAGCGGAGGGCTGACCGATACGGCCAGCGAGGTGGGCCGGAACCTTGATGTTAGTCGGAACGATATTGCTCATGTTGTTCTCCTGTAATGAGCGTTAGTATTTGTTGGATTTTGCAGCGTAGTCGGAGCCAGTCATAACCATCTGTGCTCCAGTAAGTTTTACTTTGCTGCGATACACGACGATCTTTTCAATCATGTCTTTCTCGTCAGCGCAGTAGATGATCGTATTCTGTAGCGTAAGACCACCGCCCATACGCAGCAGGTAGCCGTTGTCAATGCGGTAGGCGACGAATGCCATCTCCGTACCAGAGAGTATATCACGTGCTTCTACTGTTGGTATGGGTTCCTCATAGTTAATGCCCAACCACTTGCGTAGCATCCGTTTCATGTCAGTCCTCCTTACTGGTCGGCTTGCGTACGTTTACTTCTATGCGTGTGCCGTAGTTCACACCGGGCGGCACTGCCTTCGTCTGGTCGATGTACCCGCGCACTGCTGTCTTGCTGATGCGCTTCTCGAACATATCGTAGGCGTCGTTCTCACGAACGAATGTGAGGACAGCATCCCAGTCAGCCACGTTAGCGAAGTCCACCGTGGTAAGGAACGCCGTGCCGTGCTTGGTCTTGAAGCTGGTAACACCTTGGGTATCTGCTTGCTGCTTCACCCATGTCTCCAGCTTGTCCATCTTGGCCGTGATCTCGCCAGCTTTTTGGTCAGCTTCAGCTTTGATCTGGGCCTTCTTGTCACGCAGCTTGAGGTAAGCTGCCACCACTTCATCCACTGTTATCATTTTTCTCTCCTGTTGGTGCCAGTCGCGGGCAAGAAGGTATAACTGCCCCACTGGCTGACGGGGTTATTCTCAATGCGTGGTACTCACCGTCCAATCCACGTCTGCTCTTACCGCCTAGGCGGACCCAGCAGCAGGGTCATCTCTGCATCTCCTGTTGAATAAGATCGAGTAGTACGCCCTGCAGTTTCTGCTTTGTTGCAAGACGCTGGAATATCTTCTGCTCCAGTGCGGTGCTCTGGATGTGCACTACATTGGATACGTGACGCTTGCCGATACGTTCGACACGCCCATTAGCTTGGGTGTACTGCTCGTTGGACGCTATAGGCCCGTACCAAATAACAGTGGAAGCAGCAGTAAGAGTAAGACCATGAGCCATAGTAGCAGGGTGAGCGATAAGGACGCGAGGGTCAGTAGCACTCTGGAAATTGTAGAAGATTGTGTTGCGTTGGCTAGACGAGACAGAGCCATTGACCACTGCGACGGACCAGTGCTTGCCGAGTTCCCGCTCAAGCATTCGTAGAGTGCCCGTGAGCGGGACAAAAACAATGACCTTGCCTCCTGCTTCTTCGATAACTTCTTTGACTGCGTTGATCCGTGGGGCGCAGTCCAGTTCGATGTCATTGCCGTCCTCTCCATATGCTACGCCACAGGCGATCTGAATTAGTTTCATAGCCTTGACTGCTTCGTTCACTGCAGTGATCGTGCCGTCAGCTCCACCAGTCTCAGTGATGAGATGCTTCATCATCTGCTTATAGTGTTGCGTCTGCTCCGGTGTCAGCTCTACCTCTCTGGTCTGCAGCACAGTGTCGGGTAAGTCAAAACACTCATCGCGAGTGAAGCGCACCGCTGGCTGCAGAATATGTTTGACTGTCTCCGGACTGTCGGGCTTGGCGGTGTAACGATACGGACCCAGCTTCATCATCACTTGGTCTTTGAATGCCGTGTAGGTCTTGGTGCAGTACGGACTGTCGATCAGCTTGGCCAGTGCCCACGCATCTGTTGGTTCGTTGGGTGTCGGCGTACCTGTCATCAGCCATAGACGGATACCTTTCTCGTTGTCCAGCCAACGACGAAATGTCTTGAACCGCTTGGTCGTGGGGTTCCGCAGCACTGCCGCTTCATCCACAATAATCAGATCGAACATACCCTTGGCTTCGTTGGCGATGATGGGGAACCCATCGTGGTTGATGACGTAGAAGTCCGCTTCTTGCTTGAGTAGTTTCTTCCTGCGCTCTGCTGTGCCATGTAGCACGGTCGCCCTGCGGTGCGTAAAATTCATGTAGATGGCATCACCCCACACACGTTCCAGTGTGGACAGCGGAGATATGACGAGCACCTTGCTGACTGCGCCCACTTCTATCAGGTAGTCTGCCGCCCACAGGGCGCTCTGGGTTTTGCCCGTGCCGATCTCGTTCAGCACAAGTCCCTTGTCATAGATGGTCAGGAAGGCAGCCGTGTCCTGCTGGTGCTGGTATGGCTTGAACCTGCCCGGCCAATCGTAGTGGTAGAGAATGGGCGAGGGTGCCTCGATCCCTAGCTGGTTGAGCTGGCTCACTTCGCGTACGCCGTGGGGCGTGACGATTACCTCCTGCCCACGCACAGTAATACGTTGTGCTGTGCTAATTGATGCTAACACGCGCTCGGGATGGTTGAGCTTTAGCGCCAGCGCCTTGGCTTTCGGAATGACTAGCATCAGGTGAGGTCCATCTTGAGTGCGGTGCGAAGCACGGTGAGGGACTGCTCGTCGTGAACCACCCACGTCGAACCGCCAGCCGTCCTGATTTCGGTCAGCGTCTTCTCCTGTAAAGCGGTCAGCCCGTACTTCGTCCCGGCCTTCACTTCGATGGCGAGGATGCGCCCACCGGGCAGGATACCGATCCTGTCAGGGATGCCGGACCTGCCGTATATCCCCGACTGCGGGGCGAAGTACCACACGCCTGCTTCCTTCAGCACCTTATCCACCTTCTTCTTCATCTTTGCTTCAGGGGTATCTGCCATAGCATACCTTTACACTGTTGTCAACTATTGTCAACTATTGTGCGAAGTCGCACAGGTGTTTCGCCGGACAGAATTTACACAGGCCGCTAGGCTTGGCGGGCCAATCCTCACTGGCAAGGCTGCGCTCAATGCGACCGACTTTGTTCAGCAGGTCGGACCACATACCCCCAATGTTGTTGCGGTTATATATCTCCCGGTCCATAGCTTTGTCTTTTAGCCAGACAAAACAACTAGATACCTCGTGGATATCTTTATGGTGGGCGAACACTTGCAGCGCGAACAGTTCTAGCTGAGCGAAATCGGGACGCCGCTTACCCGTCTTCCAATCCATGACGATGGCTTTGTTCCCACGTAATACAAGTACGTCAAGTTTAGAGCGCATCCATGCGTCGGCATCCCACCAGCCAGTGGGCTTGAGCCCACGGTTCAGCGTCATCTCCTGCTCCACCATGAGCGTGCCGTCACCCACGCTGCGAACCACAGCGTCGATCATGGGGGCGTAGACTGCTGCCTCTGCGGGCAGGTCCGTGTTGTCGCGCAGCCGCTCCTCGATCATCTTGTGCAGACGTTCGCCGTACAGTGTGGCCTCGCCACCGGGGTCCGTCACCTGCTTGGCAATACGTTGGTGGTAGTATCGCTTGGGGCAGTTGTCGTACATCTTGATGGATGAGTACGAATGGGTGAGCGATGTCACTTGCGGTTGTCCTTCTTCTTGTAGGGGTTCTTCTGCCATGCGTCGGCTTCTGCCAGCTCGTCCTTCAACGCCTTAACGTCAGGCGGGAAGCACTTGTAGACAATGGTTTCGTTCTTGCCCGGTACGTTTTCCATCTCGCTGATACAGGGATCGGCGGCTAACAGGGCCAGCATGTAGCTGGCCGACAGCAATGCAAACATTACACTTCCTCCTTCTGCTTCGTCAAAACGACCAGCACTCCGGCTTCGCGGAACATCTGGGTGGCTACGTCGAACTCCTCCAGCGGCATGGACGTGGTGCCATCACCGCAATACACCGTAGATATACCAGCCTGTATAAGCATACGGGCACAGCGGCAGCACGGCATGTGAGTTACGAAGGCATGACCACCGCGCAAGCGGGAGCCCACCCGTGCTGCCATTGCAACCGCGTTCTCCTCGGCATGGCTCGTCCAAAGATATTTGGCTGGGCGTTCCATACGCTCGGGCTTATCGAGCACATCGCGGGGGATACCGTTGTAGCCAGTGGCGACCACCACCTTGTCCTCAGTCGAGATGACACAGCCTACCTTGGTGCTCGGGTCTTTCGAGCGTGTCGCCACTTGCTCTGCCATCTCCAGAAAATACTTCTGCCATGAGTGCTTCATGTGTCGTGGTCCTCACTGGTTTGAAACTCTTTTAAGTGGCGGGCATACCAGAGTATGAGCCGCCGTGTTTCCTTGGTGCCGGAGCGGGCGACCATGCTGCCAAGCAGCAGCTCCAACGTCTTGTGGTGCAGCAGTCTCTCGTGCTTGTCGATTGCCCCGGCTACGCTGCGGTCGAGGTCACTCATTTCACCTCTCCATAATTCTTACCCACGTGCGCTTCACAACTTACTGGCAGGTCGGGTGCCCATGATGGTGGGGTTTTCATCACGTCCTCGATGTATGCCAGTGCCTCGTCAGCCTCGTCTTCATCCACCATGCACACGATCTCGTCGTGCACTTGGAGTACCGTCTTGTAGCGTTGCCCGACTTTCACCATCTGCTCGGCAACGACGATGCGGGCTAGTGCTTGGACAATGTTCTCCGTGATCTTCCCACCATAAACGTATGTCCACTTGACTGGCACATCACCGCCGATGAGCTTGGCCTTGACAGCTTGGATGTATGCCCGTGGATCACCCACGAACTTGAAGCCGCCACTCTCCACCTGAAGCAGCGGATAGTTTAGCTGCATACCATTAGGTAGTCTGACCCACTCAGGTCCGAACGGAAGGTAGGGTTTGATCTCGCCGTTCTTACCCTGTGCCATCTCGCGCAGAGCCCAGCCGCAGCGGTTCCAGAATTGCGGGATGAGTGGATACTTCTGCCGATATGTTTGTACGATACGCTTGGCTTCGTCCTCTTCCATCTCGACCTTGATGCCACCAGCGCCAAGAGCCAACGTCACCTTGAACTTGGTGAACCCCATGCCATAGCCGAGACCAAGCACAGCAGTCTTACCTACATGGCGCTCCAGCCTGTCAGCTTTGGTAATCGCCCGGCCATAGACCTCACTCGCAAACTCGGAGTACACATCGCGCCCCTCACGAAACGCATGGAGCAGGTTCTCCTGTCCTGCCACCCATGCCACGATGCGGGCTTCGATCTGCGAACTGTCACTCGCCACAAGAACTTTACCAGCGGGGGCGCACAGCGCCTTGCGTAGTGTGCCACCTCGCGGCAGGTTCTGCAGGTTCATCTTATCGCCACCACTGAAGCGACCTGTATGCGCACCGTAGTAGTTCAACATAATTGGCAGAGGCCCGCGCTCTGCCACCCCAATGAGTGATGTCGTTCGCGTTTCCTCCAGTGTGGATTTCACGCCAAGGCGGGCCGCGACCATCACTCTCACATCATCGGACGGGTGATCGAGCAGGTCAGTAAATTCCTTATCAGTCTTGCTGAACGCATACGTATCTTTGCCTGTAGCCTTGCTCGTCTTCATCGGCGGTTCAACACCAAGATTGCGAAGCAACTCGGCAAACATGGCATTGCTCATCAAGTACGTCTTGATCTTTTCTTCCGTGTCACCGATCCACGAAAGCTCCTCCATCAGGTCCGACTTGCGGTTCTGCACATCTATCAGGTGCTTCTCCAGCAGCGGCTTGTCGAGCACGATGGATGGCTCGGTATACATGCGGATCGTCTGGTCTATGAGCATAAGTTCTGTTGCGTTGAACCTACCCTTGAGTAGGTTGAACAGCTTGTGGGTCAACTCGATATCGTTGACGCAGTACCGACCGAACGCATCCAGATCATCGGCTGTGAAGTCACATCTCCGCTTGCCCATGGTGCGGATTACTTCATCGCCCTTCTCGCCCAGCCTATAGTGTGCGGCCAGTTTCTTGAGCGATCCACCAACAGTGAGCCCATGCCATGGACGTGCCATCGACAGGGTATCCAGCCAGAACCTCGGGCAGATGCCGAACTTCCACGACAGGATAGCACCATCGAACACTGTGTTGTGGCAGAGGACAGCCCGCTTGCTGTAGTCCAGCGAACGCAGGAACTTACCCGGATCACTGCCTGTGTACCAGTCAGCAGGGTGATCGTTAACCTTGATGCCGACACCGATCACTTCAAAGCGAGGGTCACGGACATAGGCTTCCGTTGTCATCTTCGACAAGCTAAAGTCCTTGTCGTAATAAGTTTCGAAGTCAATGGTAACGATGTCCATTACTGCTTCTCCTCTGCGAGTGCTGCGTGAACAACAGCGCGCACCTTGTCATGAAGGGTGGTTGAGCCGATCAACAATCCGCTTGCTCGCACAACGTCCAGCGCCGCCCGCAGACGTTCGATCTCATCGGCGGCTTCGTCGCAGTGACAGCCATTGTCACAGCAATGCTTGTCCCGCAGCCTCTCCACAATGTCAGTCATCACATATCCTCATCATAGTCAGCACCCACTTTGAACACTGCAAAGCAGGCAGCAACGAGCACCGCCCACAGAATTGCTACCGCAAGTATTGTCATTGCTCACCCACCCTCATTGCGCGCCTGATATCTGCCAGCAGCCATGTCGGCCAGAAGCTGCTGCGTGGTGACAGCGAGAGGGTTACTCTCGCTATCTTGTTGTTGTGTCCCACTGTCACGTGGATATGTCCCTGCTGCTCGATAGCCAGCACCTCATAGCCAGCACTCTCGCAGACCTTGCGAACCTGCCGCTTACTCAGTCCCATAGGGTCTATCATCCGTGCCGTGGGCACGTCCTTCATATGACAGCAGGAACAGGATGCAGCACCCAGCATGGGCCAGATGCGACAGGCCCGTCTCAGGATCACGGTCCTCACCACGCCACCATGCCCACATGTGGCGCATCAAGGCAGAGAATGGCCGTGACCAGTTCATACCCCTCTCCCAGTTACGGTCGCCGTATTTATTAGCGCCGAACTCCAGCACCTGTGCGATCTGGTTCAGTGCATCGGGTGGCATGAGATGCCATGGTGTCTTGCCACTGTCATCCTTACGCCCCTCGCTTGTCGGAGGGGGAGACATGAGTGTCTCCACCGGGGTCTGACGGCTCTCAATAAGTTTCTGTGAGCGATAGTACGACAGGCCAGAGTGAGCCATCACCTCCCGCACAGTGGCGTTGGGGTAGTGTATAAGATAGTTGACGGCGTCTTGGAGGTTGCCTTCGCGGATGCTATTGCGTTTCATTTGTGCCTCGCAGAGATGGGCGGTTCACTACGAGTGTTAGCAGCAGCGCGGGTCATCTCTTCCCATGGGTTGTACTTTTCCTTGGGTGCAAATAAGCGGAAGATGAGATGCGCGATGTAGAGAATACCACCAAGCGAACCCAGCGCGAAGTACGCTGCGAACGCCCACTGAACAGTGTTATCAGGCATCGGGGTGAACCTCCTCATCGACCTCGGTTTCAGTACCGATAAGTTGTTCGAGGTTATTGCGGCGGGCAGCGAACTCATCCATAAGCTGGAGTTTACGCTCGTTGATGCGAGCGATGTCTTCATCAAGGCGCTCCAATAAGTTTACGAGACACTGGTCGCTCATGGCAATCTCGTCTTCGAGACGGGCTGCTGCCCGCTTCACAAACGCTGCCGTCTTGCGTTGCATTGCGATAAGGCTAGTCATCTTTTATCTTCCTCACTGTTAGCTTGTACCCAAGTGTCTGGGCGATTGCGTCGAAGTCAAACAT